GTTGGTGGCGTGCCAGGGGACCAGCCCCCGGGTGATGGCGGTACCGTCGGACGCGCGCTGCAGCACGTCGTTGCCGCTGGCGGCCAGCAGGTTCGCCGGTGCGGCCGGCCGGGCAAAGGGGTCGCCCAGGTTGCTGGTGGGGTCCACAGCGTCCGGGTCGGTGAAAGTGCCGGTGTAGACGGCAGCGGTATCCTCGGTCAGCACCAGCCCGACGGGGGCCGTGAGCGAGAAGCTCCAGTCGACCATGCGGAAGGTTTTGCCAACATAGCCCAGCTCGGTGTTGTTGACGGTGACGCGATCGCCGGGCTGCAGCTTCCAGGCGATCAGGTGGGCCGGGTAGTTGATGGTCTCGCCCAGCCGGCTGCGCTCCACAGCGATGGCGGCCAGCTTCTGGCACTGGGCGTTGGTGGCCACCATGGGCTGCGGCAGGTCGAGCACCTTGGGCTTGCCGTCGGCCGTGAGGTAGGCTTCCGGCTCGTAGGGCGTGTAGTCGGGCGTGGTGCCCACGCCGCTGGCCGGCACGTACTGACCGCGCACGGTGTTGTACCGCTCGGCGCTGGGGTTGCTGGCCTGGACGACTTCGATGGGGCCAGCCAGGTGCGCATCGTTCAGCGTGAGGACCGGCGTCGACCAGGCGCCGGCCATGATGCGCCACACGCCGCCGCTAAAGTGCGAGGCGCCGGCCATGGCGTCTTCGATCTGCTGCAGGTTGGAGTCGCGCGAGTTGCCGGTGCTGATCAGGCCATGGGCCTCGAAACCCTGCGAGTCGCAGTCGTTGGCAGCCGCCATGGCCGCGGCGGTGTCGATCTGGCCGGCAGATGCGGCGAAGCCATAGTCAGCTCGCAGGAAGTCGGCCGCGACCAGCGCCGCGTTTGCGCTGTATCCGGTGGTGCTGGTGCGGTAGTCGTACAGCAGTGACCACTGGCCCTTGGCCGTGATGTTGGGCGGCCCACCCTGGAAGGCGCCGAAACGCAAGTCGAGCGTGACCACCAGGTAGGTGAAGCCGCTGGCCTTGTGGGCGGCGGTCCACTTGTCGGGCACGGCGGCCATGAGGAAGGCGTCGGCCGTGTCCACGCCACCAGGTGAAAGGTGCTTCTGGACGTTCACGCGGGCGATGCCGGCGGCATAGGTGTAGCTCACCCAGACGGACAAGCCGGCAGCGGTGAGAGCGGTCACCGTAGTTCCGGAGGCGGTTGCCGGGTACTCGATGGCCGTCACTCCTTCACCCGGGGCGCCGTCGTAGACGAAGGCTCCGAGCAGGCTGACAATGGTTTGGGAGACGGTGCCCACGCCGGAGCCGTTGAATGTGACCAGCTCGCTGGCAGTCTGGTCGCTCTGGGCTTCGAAGAAGGCGCCACCGGTCACCCAGCCGGATCCATCTAGCGCACCGACCGGAACGCCCTCGATGTAGACCTCGTCGATCGACTGGGACGGCCGGCAGTTGTAGACGATGACCAGGTGCTGGTATTCGTCGTTGGCGCCGCTGGTCAAGATGGCCTGCAATGCGCCACCGACCGGCGCCGGCGAGCCGTACACAGCGCGCCATGGCTCTTCAGTGCTGAGCACGGTGACGTTGCGGTCCTGCAGGCTGCCGATCGCCTGCGCGCGCTGGCGTGCAGCTGCTGCCCGCTGTTTGCGGCGGGCGCTGGCCGCGCCGGCAAGTTGCACCAGGCCGAAGGCGATGTAACCGCCATAGCTCACCAGGAAAGCGGCCGCGGTGCCGCCGATGATGGGCGCCAGGCCAGCAACCAACGTGATAGGGTCGGCCAGGGCGATACCTGGAACCAGCAGCAGCGCAATGAGGATCAGACGCGCCATGCAGCCTCCGCGCGGGCGATCGACACCATCAGCAGGCCAGACTGGCCGGGCGCGGCAATGTAGGGGCCGATACAGATGCCCATGCTGCGCAGGCCTTGCCGATCGCGCACCAGCGCCACATCGCCTATCTGCGCCATCGTGCCGGTGATCGGCGGGCCCATGCGGGCGGTAACTGCCGCCAGCAGGCCGCCGGCGCTGGCCAACACGCGACCAGCGGACAAGGCGCTGTCGTAGCCGCGCAGATCTGCCATCGGGTCAGCGCCGCGCACTTGCTGGACCCAGCCGGCGGCCCAGGTGCAGCAATCGTGCGGGCCCCAGGCGAAGGGTTTCTCGGCATGTTCGCCGACGTAGGCGTCCAGCGCGGCAAGCCATTCGGTGCTGTGCCGCTTCATGGGATCAGGCTCGCCTGAAAGCGCACCGACAGCCAGCGCTTGGGCTGACCGATCAGGTCAGGGGCGTATTCAAACAGCCGCTCGCCGGGAAAGCGGGCCTGGTGCTGCGCATCGTTCAGGCGCAGCGCCGTGGGGGACTTGCGAACGTCTGCACCGCCGCTGGTGCAGCGCATGGTGATCTTGGCCGACTCGCCATCACGCTTGACCGACACGGTGTCCATGTAGCCAGAAAACCGCAGCACGGGGTCGCCAGAGATCACGAAGGCCGTGTCTGTCAGCGCCAGGTAGATCCGCACATCGCGGTCCTGGTAATCGGCCACGTTACCCAGTGCCAGCGCGAGCATGGATACGTTGACCTGGCTGAGCTCGAGGTCGACCGCCTGGCTGGCGCCGTCTTCGCTCTCGCGGATGGGGCCCACTGCGCCCAGCGTCCCCAGGCCGGTGTAGACCTGGGCGCCGACGGTCACATCGTGCGGCCAGTTGGTGTAGTAGAGCGTGCCGCCGGCGAAGTCCATCTCCACCAGGTAGAGCGCCCCGACGACGGGCGCAGCTGCGGCCGAGTCGAATCCTGCGTTGGTCGTGGCGGTCATGGGTCAGGACTCCCAGGACTCGATGAGGTCGAGAGCGAAACCTGTGCGCACGTCACCCTCGCGCGACCAGCTGTTGTTGCTGGTGCGCTGGCGGAACAGGGCCGTAGGCTTGTCCCACGTCACGCCACTGGCGGAAGACTGAGCCCAGCGCGCTGGCTGCGAGATGGTGAGCGAAATCACCCCCGAGCCGTTGGCCGTGGCATTGGCAGCCACGTTGACCAGCTGACGGGTGCTGCCGGAACCGATGCCCAGCCAGTCGCCTGCCAGCAGGGTCGTGCCGGCCTGCCCTACTCCACCGGTGACGCTGAGCGACGTGGCGCCGGCGGCCACCGACGATGCCAGCGTGAGGGTGCCACGCATGGTGCCCGCGGGCGCCTGGTGGTCGTAGTCGTACACAGCGAGCTGGTTAACGCGGCCCTGCAGGCGCAGGATCAGATCGCGCCAGATGGCGGCCTCGGCTGCGGTAAGCCACTGAGGGCCGACGATCGCGGCGGTCCAGCGCGGAGGCGCGCCCAGGCGGGTCTGGCTGACACCGGTGTCGCCGTTGCTGAACTCCAGGTCGAACCGGGCCTGGCCGAAGTCAAACTTGCGCACCAGCAGGCCGGAAGGGATGGTCAGGATCGACATGGTCAGAACACCCCTACTTCCTTGAGGCGATCCGCCCACTGGCGATCGCGCGCCTCCAACGCCTTGCTGACGTTGGCGTAGATCTCGCCGGTGTTTCCGCCACCCTGCACCACGATGGAGGTGCTGGGAGAGAAGCCGCCCATGCCGCGGCGGTTTTCCTCGGCCGTCAGCACCCGCTCGCCCTTGTGGATCATTGCCGGCATATCGAACGGCACGTAACCGATACCGGTGTCGAACTTGGGCAGGAACGACAGGAAGCTGCTGGCCAGGCTTCCGAGCAGGCCGCCCGAGCTGCCAGGGGCGCCTGTGCCCACCAGGCCATCAGCCAGCGCGGAGGCCACCGAGTTGGTCAGCCGGGTATAGATCACGTTACCCACACCGACCGCAAAGGACTGCGCGGGGTTTTTGCTGTCCCTGAATGCATTGGAGAGCGCCGACTTGACATCTGCATTCAGTGTGTCGGCGGCCTCCTTGGAGAGCTGGTCGGCTTCGATCTGCACCTGGCGGTTGCCCTGGGCCTCGGTCAGGGCCCGCTCGCGCAGGCGCAGGTTGATGCGCCGCTCGATCTGGGCGACCTCGGCCTCGAGGCCTTCCGTGTTTTGCTTGTTGACCAGCAGCTCGCGATCGGCGGCGATCGCTGCATCCAGCCGGGCCAGGCGCAGCGCCTGCACGGCCTGGGTGGTGAGGCCCATCTCTTCCACCTGGTCGCTCAGCGACTGGTTACTGGCGATGATGGCGTCGTTCTCGGCTGCCAGCGCCTCGACGGCGGCCATGGCGAGCTGGTTGTTTTTCTCGCGGATCTTGTTCTCTTCGTCCTGCAGCCTGGCCGCATCTCTCTTCTGGGCCAGGGACATGGCCTGCTGCTGCATGAGCACGCTGGAGGTGCGGCTCAGTGACTCACCGATGCGCAGGCGGGCGGTCTCGACGGCAGACAGCTCCTCGGTTTTTTCGAGGGTGCGCTCCAGGCTGCGGATGAAGGTCTCGAGGTCGTTGGCAGCAGCCCGGGGGCCAGCTTCCGCCCTGGATTTGGCCGTCGAGGTGTCGCCCAACGATCCGATCGTTGGTTTGTCGAATGAGCCCTGGCGCAACATGCGCGCGCGCGCCGTATCGTTTGGGCTGGGCTGGGTGTAATTCAACAGGAACTTCGGCGCCCTCGATTCTCCAGTCGAGAATGGGCCAAACGTGCCGCCGTTGTCCTTGAACTGCTGCACGTTCTGCCAGTAGCGATCCTTCAAGACGTCCAGAAAACCCTTGCCCTCCTTTGCCGACTTGCGAAACGCCTCGGCCATGTCGTTGATGGCGTTGTAAAGAGGGCCGGCCAGCGTCCGATACGCGTCGGTGGCGTTCTTCTCGATAGCGAATAGTTCCTTGTTGAACTTTTCGGCCGCCTCGGTTTGCTCCGTTGTGATGGTTGCGTTCAGCTTGGACTGTTCTGCCAGGTCCTTCAGGAACGCGGCCACCTGTTTGGTCTGCTTGCCAAACAGCTCCTGAACGATGCGCGCTCGATCGCCATCGTCTGCAAAGCCAGCGAGCGCCACAGATGTCTGGCGCAGGGCCTCGGCAGGGTCCAACTGCCGCAATTCCTTGATGTTGAGATTGAGCTTGCGCAGTGCGGCCTCTGCCTCACTGCCTGGCTTTGCATCCTTTAGTACCCCGTTGAACTTGATCAGGCCAGAGCTGACCGTGTCGAAGCTGGTACCAGTGCGTGCCGCGATGTCTTCGAGCGCGCTCAGATTCTCAATGCTGGCGCCTGTCGCATCTTTCAGGTCATTGAGTACATCGAGTCCATTGGCGATGCTCTTGACCCAAGAGAACACGGCGCCGGCGCTGAGGCCCGCCCCAAGTCCGGCAAGTGCACCGCCAACGCTGAGCGCACGTTCTCCGAGGCCCTGCAGGTTCCTGTTGGCACTGGCGAACGCCGCAGCAGTCTTGTCGCTAGCAGAAAGGACGATCTTGGTATCAGGCACGCTGCACTACCTTTTCTCGCGCCACAGGCGCAGGGTTTCGTGTTCCATGATCTGCACGCCATCCATCACTTCGGTCCAGTCTTCGGGGGGCACCTGCTCGAGCTGCAGCGCAAAGGGCATTGCCTCCATGCGCAGCCCGATCGCGCCAGCCACTCCCACCGCCCACTGCGTTCGGATGCGGTAGAAAACCCGAAAGGCCGCCCAGTTCTCGGGCCAGATGTCCAGCTGCGGGACGGTCAGCGGCTGCTCCGGTTTGAGGCCAAGGGCTGCCAGCGCTGCTGTGGTGGTTGCGGTGTCTTGCCATCCATTTGTCAGCCTGCTGGCAGCCTCGATCAGTTTTTTCTTTTGGCTTCCGTCAGCTCGCGCAAGTAGGTCTGGAACAGGTCGTCTTTGGCGGCTGGGTAGTTCTCCAACAGCGTGTCCAGGGCGTCGCGGGTGTAGGGCACGTCCTTGCCGGCGGCGTCGTGCATGCCAGACCAGCCTTCAATGACTTCGCCGAGGATCTCGACGTCAGATCGACCGCGGGCCCGTGCGATCCAGTCCGCCAGGGCGGTCTTGCGCTTGTGGCGGTAGATGACCAGCAGCGCCAGGCCGTCGGCCTTTCCGGGCACGCTGATCAGCACCGAGACCTCGAAAGTGGGGTTTGGGTCAAGCTGGAACATGGCCTGCCTTACTTGGACCAGATGATCAGATCGTCATTGCCGGCGCTGGGCACACTGCGGAAGTCGTAGCCACACAGGCGCCGGCCGTTGATCTCGGTCTTCTTGGGGTTGAGCAGTTGCACCGCAGCAAAGCTCACACCGACGATGTACCCCGTAGTGGCGCCGTGCACCAGGCTGAGCGACTGGAGAGTGTTGGCCTTGACCAGGCCCATGAACGTGACTTCCTGGGCTGCGGTGAGGTCCAGTTCGATGGAGCCGGTCACCTCACGGCCAGTGATGTCTACGCCTTCGAGGCCGAGCAGCGGGGTGAATTGCACCTCGTTGCCCATGGCGAAGGCAAGGCCCTTGGACGTGTAGGCGGTACCGCCGCTGACCGCGCCAGCACTGTACGTGCCGCCGACCGTCAAGTCGCCCGAGTTCGCCGTGGTGATGACCGCCGGCGTCTTCCAGCCCGTTAGGGTGGTGCTGGCCACCGATGCCGCCGAGATCCCGCCATCCACGCCAATGAACTGGAACCGCAGAGTGGGCCGGCCACCGACGGACATGCCCCCCTCGGTGATGGTGCCCTTGGCGCCCAGAAGCTTGTGTACGACACCGCTGTCATAGTAGTAGATCGTGACACTCTTCTGAGCGCTGGGAGCGTCGGGTGCGTAGGCGGCGTAGCTGACCAGGCCGGATTCGGCCATGCCGCAGGCGCGCAGCAGTGCGCCCCAGGCCGGCGCCGTCGCCGCGGTGCCACTGCCCTGCAGCTCGACGGTGAACTCGACCATCAGGTAGGCCGTCCCGACCAGGTGCTCGGAGGCGCCGAAGTAGTTGCGGATCAGATCGCGCGGGACGTTGTTGGCAACCAGCGGATCGATGCTCTGGTCGCTCACCAGGATGGCATTGGATCCACCGGTGGGGACGGCATCGGTGCCCTCCGTCGTTTCGATCTTCGCGAGGATGGCGCTGTCGCGCATGTAACGTGCCATGGTGCTTACTCCAGGTTCAGGGATGTGGTGCGGTGCTGCACGCTGTAGACAAGGGAGACAAGGGCGAAGCGGCGCTCGGCGCGCTCGAACTGGCGGCGCATCACCGGCTCGCCGATATGCACGCCAGCTGCATCGGTCAGACCCAGACTCGGATCTGTGGCCAGCCGGGCGTATGCCGCTGCAGCAAGGGTGTGCGCGGCGGGCCTGGCGTTGGTGGCCAGGGCGCTGGCCATGCAGTGCACAGAGACTTCGGTGATCCAGTCGACCGGGTTGCCCTGGATGCCGCCGAGCTGCTGAGGCTGCGAGTCGCCCAGGACGATGGTGATGGCGGCGGTGTCAGCTGCAGCCAGTGGCTGCACGTCGTCTTTCTCGATGACCGAGCACACGGCCGGGCTTTGGCCCAGCACCGAGGCAAACGCGTCGGCCAGGTCGTCGAAGGCGGTGCTCATGCTGCACGCTCGAGGAACAGGGTGGTGACGCCGGTGCCGTCGGGCTGTACCTCGCGCACCTTGTAGGCAACGGCATTGATGATGATCGCGGTGCCTTGCACCACCGTGCTGACGTCTGCACTCTTCGCCTGGCAGACGGGGCCGGTGGACTCGATCATGCCGCTGAGCGGCGACTGGAACGCGTTGTCGAAGATCACCGGGAACGAGGCCGCCCCCACCGTCGCCGTCTGTGCGAAGCCGGTTTCGGTGTCGAAGAAGGGGGACAGGTCCTCGGCGAACATGGCGACAGATGGATCCAGTTGAGGGGGGTTTAGCGCCGGCCACAGTGGGCCGGCGCGCCGGAGCTGGCGACAGGGATCAGGTGAAGGTGGTCAGGCAGGCACGCTGCCAGTAGCCGTAACCCACGTTGCGGATCGCCTTGACACCGTAGTTGTGCTTGCGCTCCTTGAACTCCAGCTCGGACCCTTCGGCGATCGCGCTGATGGTGACGCCTTCCTCTTCCTGGCGGATCAGGGCCTTCGTCTGGCCGTCAGCACGGAAGGTCGCGAACTTCGTGGTCCAGGTCAGCCGCGGATTCACACGCAGCGCCACCTGGAAGCCGCCGAGGGTGCCCAGTGTCAGGATGCGGTTGGTGCGGGAGGTGCTGGAGTCGACGATGATCTGCGAGCCAATCGCGCCGGCCGCAGACGACATGAAGGGAACCGGTACCATGACTTCGAACAGCTTGGCGTTTTCGTTCATCGGTTCGCCCTGGTTGTCCTTGAAGCCCAGGATTGCCTCGATCGACTTCAGGATGGCCGTCTCGAACTCGCCGGAAGTCGGGGCGGTGGTCGTGGTGACATCCGAGACGATGTCGTTCGACTGGCTGCCAGAGTCGTCCTCGAGGTGGTCAGTGTCGAAAAAGAACTGACCGTCGTAGCAGGCAGTCGATTCGCCGGCGATCACCAGCGCGCTCAGCAGCGAAGCCCAGTGTGCATTGGTACGCTCAGCCAGCTCACGCACGCGGACCATGACCTGGCCGGTCTTGTCGCGCCGGATCTCGTCAACCAAAACCTCGAGCGTCGCTTCGAAGTTCTTGTTGACGATGGTGATGCCGTCGTTGCGGAAGCCCTTGGCCTGGCGCCCACCGATCCACTCACGCATGCCCGGCGCCATGCCGAGCCACTTGTAGGTTTCGGATTCCTGGTTGGAATCGAACAGGTTGGACACGCTGTCGATCCAGGACAAGCCGAGGTCCTGTTCCAGAGTGGCGTAGAACTCGCCGATGATGGCGCGGCTGGAGAGAGCGGATGCACCCATGATGTGATTCCTTCAGTGTGGTGAGTGGATGGTTGAACGCAGGGCCGCTGCTTACAGCGAACGGAAGGGAAGCGCCTCGAAGGCGACGATGCAGGTAGTGCCGCTGACCCAGCGCGACACCTTGCCGATGGCGGTGTTGGAGCCCGCCGTCAGCGTGAAGGTGTCGTCGTCGGACGCATAGACCGTTTCACTGACGTCTGCCGCGCTGGCAACGCCGGTGACTGCAAGCTGCACTTGACCGCGAGTGCGCACTCGGACCTTCAGTGCGCTTGCGGCGCCAGCAGAGTTGTCGGCTGTGCGCTCGGCAAAACCGAGGAAGGGGTCAGCCGCCACCAGCGGGCGCGCCAGGCCGGAGGCGTTGTCACCGACAGCCGCACCCTCGTAGATGATGTCGGCGGCGATCATGGGAAGCTCCTGGATGTCGCCCAGCTCGAAGCTGCGCGCCTTGTCGGCGGCCAGGGTGGTCATGCCAATGCCGAGCAGCTGTACTGGATCCAGTGGGAAGCCTGCGAACTGCAGGAGGTCCGGTGCAGGACTGGCAATTGCCGCGCCCGCCATGAGCGCGACGGCCACAATGGCCAGGATGGATGCAAATTTCTTCATGATGCGGTTTCCTTGAGTGGTGGTTGCGGGAGGGTGGTGATCAGGCGGCCTTGCCCTGGAAAATCCGGGTCTGTCCGGATTCGCTGGCACGCAGGTAGGCGGTGTAGGAGCCCAGCGAACTGAACTCGGTGCGCAGGGTGGCATCCCCTTCCCATGCGGCTTTGGCGCGCTGCTCGACCGGCAGGCTGGCGTCGGCCTGGGTGTTCAGAGCTTCACGCTCGGCAGCCGTTGGTGCGTGAGTGGCGGCGGCGTTCTGCACCACTGGCGTCGGCGCTTCGGCCTGGTGAGCTGCAACCATCTTGGTCTTGACCTGGCGCTCGGCGGCCAGGATCTGCAGTGCGGCGTCGCCGGCGCTGACGTTGCCGTCGGCCTTCAGCGTGGCCACCAGTGCATCGTGCCCGGGAATGGCTGCAGCTTCGATTGCCAGGATGCGGCCACGTTCGGCAGCTGCGCCGGCAGCACGGCCCTCGGCCAGGATTGATTCCACCAGGGCGGGATGCTCGGCGGCAAGTTGTTGACGATCCATGTTAAGGACTCCTTTGGGTGTTGGGACAGAGGCGAGGGGTGCAGGTGCGGCTTTGGCCTTTGGCAGCATGGAACCGCGAACGTGGCCTGGTTGGACCAGCGAGGTGGCGTAGTCCGCGTTGAGCGCGGCGATGATCTGCGGGAGGGTCTGAATGCCATCCACCAGGCCGGCGTCGATGCCTTGCTGCCCGATGAAGGTCTGGCCATCGGCCATTTGGGCCAGGACGGTCTCCACACCGACACCTCGATGCGCTGCAACGGCATCGACGAACAGGCTGTAGTAGTAGTCGACCTGGGCCTGCATGTGGGCCTTGCCCTCTTTGGACAGGGGCGCGTTGTCGCTGGCGATGCGCTTGTATTTGCCGGCGGTGATCTCGGTGACGGTGATGCCTCGATCAGCACGCGCCTTGCTGTAGTCGGTGTGGCTGCTGACCACACCGATTGAGCCGGAAACGGTGGTCGTGTCGGCGATGTAGACCGCCGAGCCGGCGGAGCCCAGCCAATAGGCGGCGCTCGCGATCAGGCCACTGGCCAGGGTCACGATTGGCTTTTGCTCGCGTCCGCTGCGGATGATGGCCGCCAGGGCCTGCGTACCGTCCACGGTGCCGCCAGGGCTGTCGACCGAAAGCACAATCGAATGCACCTGCGTGTCCTGCAGTGCGGCCTGAAGGTCACGCCCGAGCAGCTCAGTCGACACGCCACCAGAGATGTCCATGAACATGTTGGCGCGTTTGGCGATGACGCCCTCAACCTGCAGGATGGCAACGCCTTGGTCGATGGTGTACGGCTTGGGCTCATTCACCAGCGGTTTGCCGATGCGCGCCTCGATGGCCGCCAGGTCCGCCTTTTCGCCACGCACATGCGCCAGGTAGATGGCCTGGATCTCCAGCAGCTTGCCGGGCTCGATGGCCCAGGGTGCGGTGAGTACGTCCAGAAGATTCATGTGCAGTTGGTGTCAGTGACGAGGTGACTGTAGAAATTTAGCTGTGACAAAAACAGGGCAAACCTGTCACAACTTCGAGAAGCAAGAAAAAGCCACCCGGAGGTGGCTTGATTCGCCGCAGATCTCGGGCGTGGCGGCGATCAAATGCTGAGATGCTTCCACTCTGCCGCCGTCAATCCCCGGTCGTCGTTGTACTTGTCGGTCATGTCCTGGTTCTTGTGGCCCAGAAGGTGTTGTGTCTGGATTCCCTGCTGGCGATACAGACGTTCGGAAAGCGAGCGAACCTCATGCAGCGATGGCCATTCGCGATCGCGGTATGCGCCCGCGCCTTCAACGGCCCGGATCAGCTCATTGAACCTGGTGGACAGGGAAGAAAGCTCGATTGACTTGCCGTCACTCTTGCGGAGAAGAGTAGGCCCGGCTGGCGCGTAGGCCCTGCATGTCTCGATCACTTCGCCGAGCGTGAGGCCAACCACATTCAGTCGCAGGGTCAGCGGCAGTGCCACGCGCGCCCCGTAGTCCTTGCCGGCCTTCTTTTGCTGCTCGATGTGCAAGTGGCCATCCCACACGTCATCGAACCGCATCTTCCCGAGATCCGCACGGCGCTGCGCGGTGACCAAGGCCAACAGCAACATCGGCAATACCCACCCCTGCCGATGGGTCTGCGCCAGGTCACGCATGCCGCTCCAGGTTTCCAGCGACAGGCGTTTGCGCTTGACCTTGCCTTGCGGCTTGCGCATGTTTAGGACTGGGTTCACATCGCACCAGTCGTTGGCCACGGCCTCGAGGAAGATGTCGCGCAACTCGTCGCAGATCCGGCGAGCTGTAGACGCCCGTTCCGGCAACATGGGCTGCAGCGCGTCGGATATGTGTCGTGGTCGGATCTCGCGCAGCGGCTGATTTCCCCACAGGCGCCGCACGTGCACCAGGTTCGAACGGCGATTCTTGATCGTCTGCGGGTCGTAACCTCGCTGGGCCAGCAGGCCCTCGTAGATAACGAGCCAGTCGTTCAGGGTGCGCTGCTGCACGGCCGGGCGGGCCGGGAGCGCCGCACCGCCATCCTGGGCAAGGGCCTGGGCCATGAACTGCTTGAACCGGTCAAACAGCGCATCGGCCAGGTGGTCAATCTCTGGGATGGCGGACTCCTACGGACCGGCAGGGGATGGAATCAGTCGGGAATGCGCCGCAGCGAGCAGTTGCGCACCTTCACCACTGCCGCGCCCGCGATGACGCCGAATTTCACCTGCACAAACCACCGGACGGCGCTCAAGGTGATGCCGGTCGGAATCGTGATCGGGTCAGTCAGCAGGGTCTGCGAAAACGTCTCGCCGTCCGGGATGCCGGGCCGCTCACCATTTGCAAAGTTCTGATCGAGCGTCAGATAGGCAGTCGCGGAGTGTTCGTATTCCAGCGACAGGCGCACGCTGTCGAGCCCTGCCGTCCCGCTCACGTCGATGTCGCACATGGCCTGATACGTGCCCCCCAGCACAAAGTCACCCAGCGTCGGCAGATGTCGAATCTGCACCACATCACTGACCGCTGCATTGGTAATCGTGAAGATCGCATCATTGCCAGACACACCATCTGGGCTTGCAGCAGTGGAAACCACCGTTGCCACGGTGGTGCCAGATCGGGTGATGTTCATGCCGCTGGGTACGGTGCCTGTTACGCCACCCGCCCCAGAGCCAGCACCGCCCGAGGTCGTGATGTGATTGCCGTTCGACAGCAGTTCCCACGGGTTGTTCGCAAAGGCATCCTGCAGGCCAGATACCCGCTTGGGTGACAGGTTCGGGATCGTGCTGGAAATCTGCGCGTCCAGGGCTTTGGCAAGCACGTAGGCCCCGCGCATGGATGGGTGAACACCGTCGTAGGTGTAGCCCGTGCGCAGCGTCGGCGCGGTCGCGGTCGTGTAGTCCAGCATGTACCGGCACACATCGAACAGCACCACGCCGGGGGTGTTCTGCGCCCAGTTACTCAAGCGGGCGTTGAGTTGAAACAACTGCGAGACTTGCGCAGCAGACCAGCCGGTTGCTGGGTATTCCGTGAACACCAGAAAAATGGCCCCGGTTGAAATGCAACGCAGGCCCGCAGTGCGGATGTTCTCGAAAGCGGTCTGTCCTGATGTGGATGCCGAGGGGTATTGCTCTGCAATGTCGTTCAGACCACCCCAATAGATCACCATGCCGGGGAAATAGGACAAGGCGGTTTCGAGGCGGGCATTGATTTCGTCGGTTCGGTCGCCAGCAACGCCGCCGTTGTAGACCATCCGCAGCCGCTGCCCACTACGGGCACGCAAGGCAGAAAACACGCCGCTGGCGCTCCATGATGCGAGATTAACCCCGGCATTCAGCACGCGGTTGCTTGCGGTGCGACTGTCGCCCAGCAGGGCCACGTAGTTCGGCGATGTGCGCAGCGTTCCAATAAGCCCATCCCCTGACACCAGGGCGGTTCCAGAAGATGCCAGGCGAACCGCATTGAGGTCGGAGGGAGGCGAGAGTTCAACAAGCAGCTTTCCTGCGCTCACGAACAACTTCGCCACGCCAATGAAACTTCCACCTGTGTTGCTTAGTGTGAACGTGTCATCGTCAGTGGCATACACGTCCTTTCCAACATCAGTCTCGACCGCTCCGCTGACCGGCAATACCACTTGCCCACAGTCAACGACAGTCACTGCAGTGTCTGTGTTTTGGCCGCGAATGTGATTGACCGAAGACTGCGCGATGCCCATGAACTTCTGACCACCCTGCAATGGCACGCCTTTGCCGGAACTCAGACCAACAGCTGCACCAGCCCAAATCGTGGTGCTGGTGAGAATTGGAACGGCGTTGATGTGGGTGTGGGAGATAGCCCTGGTGCGAGCTGCAGAAAGTGTCGTCATGGTGCATTCCTCGTGCGGTTTGGAACGGGCGGCTGATCGCCGTCACCGGAATCCTGGTTGTCAACGGCGTCGCCCTGCGCTTGGGTCGGTGCGCCAGCTGGCGCGACGTACGTGCCGTCGCGCTTCTGTGCGGTGATCTCTTTGGTGCGCTGCTTGTGCTTGGTCGCCCAGTCGACGCCGTCGTGCAGGATGGATTCAGCGTCCAAGGTGCTGATCTCCATGTCGACCCGGGCGCGAGCTGCGGCCACTTCCTTCTGTGGATCCAGCGTGCCGGCGCCATCACCGGTCCAGACAGCGTTGCACCAGGCGGCACGCACTTCGGGCGAAGAGAAGAACCCCGGCGCCTGGATGCGGTTGCTGGAGACCTCGTGCGCGAGCCACAGCTCATACACCGGCTGACAGAACTGGGTCACCACCCTGTCACGCCGGCACTTGAAAAACTTCGTGGCCATCAGGAACGCACCACGCGCCGCGGTGTAGCTGCTCTGGAAGTGCATCACCAGCACCTCGTACGGCATGCCCAGTGCCATGCCCATCTGGCGGACCATGGCCGTCCAGAATGGATCGAATTCGGGGTTCGGGCGGCCAGGGCTGGCTGTGGAGATGTCCTCACCTGGCAGCAAGTGCACGGCCTTCGGCCCACCCATTTCGCCGGACCACTGCTCGGCCTGGTCGAGCGTGCTCTTGACAGAATCGTTGTTCTGGAACAGGTCGTGGAAGGCCTCGGTCTCCATCTTGACGAACACGGCGAACACGCTGCTGGCCACTGCCGCCGCCAGTTCGTTGTCGGTCCACTTGTTGAGCTGCTTGAGTGGCTCGAGGATCGGCGCGATCCACGGCACGCCTCGGTGTTGCCCGAAGCGCAGGTGCTCCATGAGATGCAGCACGTTGCGCCGATCAGTCTGGGCACCCCGGAGGGCCACGCGCGTCCACTTCGTTCCGGCCGTGCGCAGCTCCCCGGGATGGCGGTCAGCCACAAAGATCGCTTTTGCCTCACCGGTCGTGGGATCGATCTCCACGCCATCCACCAGGGTGTCGGGGTTTGGCTTGCGATCGGGATTGCTGACACAGTCCGCCTCGATGCCCTGAAGCGCCAGGCGAACAGCTCCGCCACGGGTCAGCAGCGGCGTGAGGAAGAAGGCGTCGCCGCTGGACAGTTCCGTGCGGTAGCCGAGATCCTGCAGGCCATAGAAGTCGCACTTGCGCGCCAGGTCGCAGTCCACCGATTTGGCCCAGACGTTGAAGCTGTGCTTGGTGCTCGCGTTCCACAGGGTGGCGTCTTCCTCGGAGACCCCAAGGATTTCATTCTGGATGCTGGGGGTGCAGGACAAGCCGGTGCCAATGACGTGGCCCACGTTGGTGTTGACCGCCCCGACCGCGACAGGTGCATTGCGCAGCTGATCCCGCGATCGCTCCCGCAACGTCGGAAGGTCCGGGATGATGTCCGTGTTGGGAGATCCACCGCCCGGATTCCACGCGGTGGTGGCCGGGCGATCGCGCCGCCCCCCCAGGTAGCCGCCAGCGCCACTGTAGGCGCCAACGCTGGACAATGCGGCGCGGGCCATGAGGCGGCGTGCAGCGATCCTCGGAGCGACATAGGCGATGGCCTTGTCCAGCAGGTTCTGCTGGTTGATGATGCCAGGCCGCGCGGCAGTTGGTTTCTCGCGCATGGAGGTCAGTTCGTAACGACTGTGTAGGCGCGGCCACGTCCGGCAGCCCGGTTGCTGAGCGTGGTCAATCGATCGTTCCATGCTTCGATCCCGGCCCGGATTTCCGACAAGTTGGCGCGTGTGAGCCTGCGCCCGGCGATCTCGTAGGACTGACCGGCCAGAACCTGGGTCTCTGCTGCCAGGTAGGCGTCAAGTTGCGCCTGGGCTTGGGCGACGGTGATTCCGGCCATTACATGAATGCTCCTGCAGGGTGGTGTCTGGCTTGGCGACTTGGACCGAGCCAGTCTAAGAATTCGCCTGTGACAAAAACAGGGCAAACCTGTCACAAGTGGCCCGCTGCCATTACCTCGGGGTGTTTGGATTCCCCTTCTTCATCCAGCGGTACACCGTGCGGGAGGTGACGCCGTGGCGCTTCGCGATGTCATCGGTGCTCATGGTGGTCATGGCGTCCTGGAACACCAGCGCGCGCTTGCTGTCCGGCAGCCCTACGCCGTTCATCCTGGCTTCACTCAGTTGGAGCTTTTTTTTTACCCGGATCCGCCGGTCGCCATAACGTTCCTTGAGCCGGCGCTCGATGTTGGCGGCCTGCTCGGTGGTCAGGCCCAGGCCCAGGTCGAGCACTTCGCGGATCATGGCGATCACGATGTCGGGGTCTTCGTCGCCGGCGTGCTGTTGGCTTTGGCTGCTCATGAGCCCTCGCGCAGCGAGCGTGCCATCGCGGAGCGCCAGCCACCTCCTGTTGGGGCGGCCGGCGCAGGAATGGCCTGCTGTGGCATGGCGATCGGTGGCACAGCTGGCGAGGACACCGGTGCAGATGTCTGCACGACAGCCTCGCCGGCTTGTTGGCTCACAACTTCCGCCGGCGCCGGATCCTGGAACAGATCGAACGATGTCGGCACCAATCGGCCGCGCAGCGCCGACCAGGCGCTTGCATTTTTTCTGTGCAAACCCAGAAAGTAGGCTGCGCCCAAGTTGTAGCACATGAGATCCAAAGGCTCGTTTGGCTCGCCCTTTTTCTGCTCCCACCAACTGACCTTGCGGGCCTTCTTGTAGCCAAAGGTTCGGTATTCAGCCGTCAAGCCGCGATAGTAGGACTCCGCCAGGTCTTTGCTGAAGTGAACGGCACCGGCACCAGAGCTGCGCGACCAACGCGCCTGGAGGTAGTCCTTGGCTGTGTCGGGACCGATCATCCAGAGTTGCGCACCCCGCTTTTCGGTACTGCCACGGTAGGTGATGTCCACCAGGCTTGGCTTCTGGCTCAGGATTGGTCGGTTGGGCCGGCTGTGGCCTTTGATCGGGAAGACGTTGCGCCTCTTGCGCGACCTGGTGAAGTTGTATACGTCTTGCGTGTTGCTGCCGCCAGAGTCCACAAAGGTGGCGCTGATCGTCAACATTGCGCCGCTGGCGTGTCGATATCGTCCTTGAATCAGCTCATCCGCACGGGCCCACACTTCGTCTTCTGCCGGGCTGCCGTGGATCACCTGGTAGTCAACGACCCACGATTCCATGTTCTCACCCCAGGCGACCACCTTGAACTCGAGGCGGTATGCCTGGGTGTCGATGGCCGAGGTAAGGACCAACCCGCCAGCGGGTACCGTGCCGAGACGATAGTCTTCAGCGCGGGCGAGCAGGTCCTCGTAGCGCGTGCTTTCCTTGCTTCGGGCCCAACACCTGGCCAGTCGTGTGTTGTAGAACACGATCATGGCCTCTTCGCTGCCCTCGTCCAGTTTGGCCTTGGCCATCTGGTATTGGCGCATCAGCGAGATCCACGGGATCCAGCCGTAGGGCAGGAACATCGCGCTGATCGTGAAGCTCTCTGTCTCCCCGTCCCCGACGTGTCCGTCGCTCCACAATCCAGTGGCAAACATGCGGGTCTTGTCGCCCTCTTCGTGCAGGCCTCCACACTCGGCGCACGGATACATTGCCCGAGATCCGTCATCGCTCAGGATCAACGCGTCAAAGTCCAACGGCTGGGCATGGCCGCAGTGAATGCATTCTGCCAGTGCCTCGCGTTGCGTGCCGCGGCGGTACAGGGCCTCGATGATGGACTCGCCCTCGATCGTCGGCGAGCTGGGGTAGTAGGTCTTGCGGTTGCGCTCGAAAGTCGTCTGGCGCGCCTCGGCCAGCTCGGCCGGATCGCCCTCGCCCCCCACGTTCTCTTTGGCCCGGTCGATCTCGTCGAACAACACCCGGCGCACCGAGAGCTCGGACAGGTTGGCCGCGGCGCCGGCGGTGGCCAGGTAGAGGGCGCCACCGACGTATTCTTTGATGTCGTTGTTGTTGTTCGAGTCGCGGCTGTGCGGTTTCGCCACCCTCTCCCGGATCTGCGGAATGGCCGCAATGGTCTTGTCTATCCGCGACGCGGCGCGCTTCTGCAGTTTGCCGGTGGGGACCAGCCAGAGGAAGTTGCTCGGGGACTGGTGGATGCTGGCCATAAACCAGTTCAGGCCCACCTGGGTCTTGAGCATCTGGGAGGCACCCATCACCACCACGCGCTTGCAGGGGTGCGAGTCGCTCAGTGCGTTCATGACCTCGAGCGCATGGGGGGTGCGGGCGGTGCGGTAGGGCCCGGCTTCGTTGGATCCGGTGGACTTGGGGATGACCATGTACCGATCAGCCCACTCGGCCACGGTCAGGTTCGGGTCGGGCTCCATGCCACGCGCAATGGCGTCGAGCGCTGCCTGGTAGCCGTCGCTCATGTTCATGCACCGCTCCTGGCCGGCGCGCCGATCTTCTCGCGGAAGCTGGAGACCAGCAGCTCGAGCACGATGCGATGCTCGCGGTCAATGACGGCCTCGCACCCTTCTGCAGTGGACACCGAGGCCACCTCGGCGGCCACACGCCGGGCACAGGCGGTCAGGCGATCGCGCAGCTCGCGCCCGATCTCGAACATGGCGCGGTCGACGTCGTCGCGCATCAGCATGGCGCCGCGCATCTTGGCGGTGCGCATCTCGGCTTCCTCTGCCTCCGCGCGCTCGCGCCTGGTACGGGCCTCGCTGTACCCGTTGTCGACTGGCGCCGGCGG